GAAGCTGGTGTTCAGCGACATCGAAACCCCAGACGTTCGAGACCTTGGCGCGGCGCTTACTGGCCTGGCTAGCGCTGGGCTTCTCACGCCTGACGATGGGCTTGAGCGGTGGATTCGCGATTTTGCGAACCTACCCCCAGCGGACCTCGTAACCGAGCGTCCTGCTGAAGAAGAGGCCCACGAGGACGAGCTTTACAACGAGGGTGTTGAGGAAGAAGTCATCAACGAAGAACCAACCGTTGGCGGCGAGGAGGTTGAAGATGCTTGAGCGAGTTCAAAAGCCTGAAGAGTGGGATAAGATTTTCGAAGCCGTCTTGGAAGAGACGGGGGACGAAGAACAAGCGGCTCGGATCGCTACCAGCCAAGTGGGGTCTCGGTTCGAGAAGAAGAGTTATAAGCCCCCTCAATCTGTTGTTAGCGAGGTCAAGCAGGGGTTTTCTTGGCAAAGCGAGTACAACCGGAGCGATGCTGATACGAAAATCGGCGGCATGATTCGGCGCGGCAAATCCCTGCCCATCCAAACGGTCAAGGATTTGGTGACGTTTTTCGCCGGTCATGAAAAAGACCTGACCGTCTCCCCAGCCAATCGCGACTCTAGCGATAAAGGCTATCCCGGCCCTGGCCTGATTGCCTGGAAGCTCTATGGCGGCGATGCGGGGCGTAAGTGGGCCGAGGGGGTTATAGCCGAGTGGCGCGAAGACCAAAAAGGAGTTCAGAAGGCCAGCAAAGAGTACATGGAAGAGGCTCTAAAGCTGGCTAAAGAGGAACTACCAGGCTGGGCCTACGCCAAGATTCACCAGGCGGCCAGGGGCACAGCCGGTGGGCGACGACGCAACGCCAAGGCTGGGGCGAAGATGATTGCCAAGATGGCGATGGCTCAAATGACTCAGGCGTTTATCGAACAAATGAGCGATCGAGACATCAAGGTGGCTTGGGAATATCTGGACGAATGGCACCAGGACCACAAGCGTGACGCAGAGATGAAACCCACCATCGTCCAAACGGCTTCGATGTTGATGGGGGAAATGACGCAACGCGGTATAAAATGCCCATCGTGCGACTTAATGAGAGAAGCCACGAAGCAAATAGAGGTCGAAAAGGCGAAGCTCCGCAAGCTCAACAAGAGTAGTTTGGCGGTTCATTCGCCAAATAGCCCGATTGTTTTTGTGGTCGAGGAGCCTAATTCGGTAGACAAAGCACGCGGGGAGTTTCTCGTCGGGCAGGACGGTCGGGTTTTCAAAGACCTTTACCTGAAGAGGTTGGGGGTCGAGAAAAGCGACGTTTGTATTGTCGATATCACGCAGCTTGATTGGGTGGAAACTAAGCAACCGCGGGAGGTTATAGCTCTCGGTCGGGTGGCGAAGAACGCTCTGGGAGATCTGGCTACATGCGTCCTACCCCACCCAAAAGCAGTGCGTCGTTTCGGGGACAGTGGGGAGATCGAGCGTAAGCTCAACTCGGTACTTAAAAGAAGCGGCCATTTCTTTCTTGACCTAGACGCACAAAATGAGCGAATCTTAGGTAGAGCAGAAGAAGACAGTGGCGCAACCGATGAGCTGATAAATAAGCAGGTGGGTGTCAGTCAGGATCTTCCTGGCAAGTCTGAATCGCTAGTCGTGCCGATTGCTAAGGCTGACTCGGAGAAGCAGATAGTTTACGGAATTGTGCTTGATCCATATCAAGTAGATTCCCAAGACGATTGGGTGCCTCCAAAAGCTATTGAGGAAACAGCCCACAGATGGCTCGCGGAATCGCGTGTTATCGGGCTTGACCATAGCGAGAAAGCCGACGCCTACCCGGTGGAATCCTACATGGTTCCGTATCCAAGCCGGGAAGACTACGCCAACGCTATGGCCAACAAACCTCATAGAGCTTTCACGATGCCCTTCGGGGATGACGTGGTGCATTCAGGCTCGTGGGTGCTGGGGACGAAGCTAGGGGACGCTGAGTGGGCGCAAGTCAAAAACGGTGAGCTGAACGCCTATAGCATAGGCGGTTATGGGAACCGAAAAGCGACAGCCAAAAGCAGTATGCCTCAAGTCGAATTCGTAGAACTGGAAGAGGAACGATAAATGGCTATCACAGCCTTAACTGACGTTGAGACCTTAGAGGTTAGTTTGGTGCCAGAGGGCGCCAACCTAAAGAAGCGTTTCCCCGTCCTAAAGTCATCGGAGACTAAAATGTCTGATATTCTGCACGCGGTGATCGATGCTCCTAGCAGCGAAGACACCAAATTTGACCAAGTCGTAAAGAGCAGCGCGCTCGGCGAGAATGCCGAAGCTGCCGAAGCAATCAAAGGCGCGATGAAAATCCTCAACGCCTATTCCGACTCTATCTCTCCCGCCGATGCCTTGGGTGTTCTCGCGGAAGGTTTTGGTGTTCAGAAAGCTGAATACAAAAAGGCCGAAGAAGAGGAAGAAGACGCCGAAAAGGCTAGCGAGTTCGAAGAAGGCAAAGAGTCCGAGGGGACTAAGCTCTCTGACGAAGGCGAGCTAGACAAAGCCAGCGAGTTCGAAGAAGGCAAGGAATCGGAAGGTACCAAGCTCTCTGATGAGGGCGAGCTGGAAAAAGAGCAGGATGAGTTCGAAGAAGGCAAAGAGTCCGAGGGGACTAAGCTCTCTGACGAAGGTGAGATTGAGAAGTCTCTCGAAGCTCTTCCAGCAAATGCGCGCAAGCAAATTACCGCTCTTTGGAAGTCGAACCGTGAGCACGTTGCAAAATCTGAGAAGCTCGAAAAGGCTTTGAAGGTCGAGCGTGATGAGCGACTTCGCAAAGAGTTTGTGGAAAAGGCCAAAACGGATTTTCCATATGTGCCAGGCAAGTCGTCTGAAGAGGTTGGCTTGATGCTCAAGTCTCTTCACGTTCTGGCTCCCAAAATCGCTGAAGACATCGAAGGCATCTTCAAGTCAGTCAGCGCAACGATCGAGAAAGCCGGTCTGCTCCAAGAGTTGGGGTCCGGCATGACAAATCGTGGAGACGGTGCTTCGGCGTACGCAAAACTCGACGGAATGGCTCGCGAGAGTGTTTCGAAGTCGGGTGGATCGTACGCAAAGGCCTTCGAGACGGTTATGCAGAACAACCCCGAACTCTATTCGCAGTACCTTGACGAGCAAGGTCAGTAAGGAGGTCCACCATGGCGTTCTCAGAGAATCTACAAACTATTACCCTGACGGCTGCGTCGGATTTGAGCAGTAAGCAGTTTTACTTTGTCGCTGTCGATACAGACGGCAAAGCTGCACTTACTGGCGATGACGGTAACCCGATCGGCGTACTTCAAAATAAGCCTGAAGCAGGTGAAGCAGCAACCATTGCAATCGCTGGCGTAACGAAGCTCTACATCGGCACTGAGTCCGGTCTCGGAGCAGGTTACAATGTGGGTTGCGATTCCAATTCGGCAGGTAAGGTGAGTGACACCGGGTCGTTTCGAATGGGTGTTGCGTTAGAGGATCCAACTTCTGACGGGGACATCGTATCTGTCCTGCTTCAGAAAAACGGCAAGCAAGCGTAAGGGAGATTGAACAATGCCAAATCCAACTAGAAGCGATGTTCACGTTAACGCCCCGTTAACGAACGTATCAATCGCATATCTCCAAGAGGCTGATAAATTTATCGCCTCTCAGTGCTTTCCGAACATCTCAGTTCCTAAGCAAAGTGATGTCTACTTCCAGTACGATCAGGGCGACTTTATGCGCTCTACCGCTCGTCTCCGTGCCCCCGGCACAGAGTCAGCAGGTGCTGGATACGATCTGACCACAGCGTCTTACAGTGCGAACGTAATTGCGTTGCACAAAGATGTTGATGACCAGATCCGGGCCAACGCCGATGCGCCCCTGAACATGGATAGCGACGCTACCAAGTTCTTGACGCAGCAAATGCTGATTAAGCGAGATCGCGACTGGGCGAGCAGCTTTTTTAGCGGTGGTTCGTGGACTGGTTCAACGACTGGTTCAGACATCACCCCCGGAACTAAGTGGGATGCCAGTGGTGCAACTCCTATTGAGGACATTGAAGCTCAAGCGGATAGCGTTGAAGCCAAGACTGGTTTTCGCGCCAACACGCTCGTGCTCGGTGTTGACGCCTACAACGCTCTGAAGAACTCAGCGGATGTGGTGGATCGTATTCGATACACGCAGACCGGTGTTGTTTCTGAAGATCTTCTGGTTTCTCTCCTCGGGATGAAGAAGGTTCTCGTCGCTCGCGGCGTTTACAACAGTGCTCTGGAAGGCGCGACTGATTCTATCAGCCGCATCTACACGGGTGACACGGCGCTTCTTCTTTATGTCCCAGACAGCCCGTCTCTGATGCTTCT